AGTAGTAATATCATAATTTTGTGCAAAATCAAAACGAGTCTGTTGAGCTGCTGAGTCAATGTATATCCAATCAATGTCCCACTTATCTATAAGTTTTCTTATTTCAGTAGCGTGTTGTTCGGTTGTTCTTTCAGAGTCAAGATACTCATCAAGCACATAATACACTTCTTCGTCCCAATCATATGCGATTACACAAAATGCTGTTGGATCTTTGTAACCTACATCAAGTCCAGCAAATACATCCATCTTTGATGTGTCCATATCTTTTAAAGAAGAAATACACTTTTCATGGTTGAATGACCATATTTGTCCTTCATAAACATTAAAGTCTGCCATATATTCTTGAGCAAACTCATTTTCTGACATTGTTTTCTTTGCTTCTTTAATATCGTCGTCAGATACACGAGGATTTTCATGGTAGGTAGCTTTTATACTACACCACTCAGGAAATTCATCAGAGTATCCTCTATAGTAAAATTCAGCAAAATAATTATTTCTACCACGAGGAGTAGAAATAAAAATTGCTTTTGAATTATCTTTATCTAGTGTAGGCCTGAGCGCGACATTAAATGCGTCTCGACCATCAGTAAGGGCTGCCTCGTCGAATATGATGAGATCATACGATCTTCCGACAACTGAATCCACTTGGTTAATGGAACCCATACGAATCGTAGAATTGTTAGAAAGTTCAATAACTTTATCTTTTGCATTATCTCTTATTACCTCCAAATCAAAATGTTTAATTAAACTTCTTTGCAAATCAAATGAGATTTGCGACAGTGAGTAGTTAGGTGACATTAATAGTACATGACTGTTTGGTACTAAACAAACAAGTTGTCCTATTATGTTCGAGATGTATGTTTTGCCTTGCCTCCTAGAAACGGCGGCACAGACAAAACGATACTTGGGATTATTGACTGCATTTATGATTGCATTCTGAGATGTGTTCGGTTCTATGCCCAACAAATCCATATAACCATGTATAGGAAGTTTTATAAAACGAGACTCTGAATCAAAGTCCATCAAATAATCTTTTTCTATATCTACTCTACTAATGTCAATCAATGTATAGTCTCAAGGTTAAATGGGTTATCTGGGTCGTCTGGTAACAGAAGATTATTTTCTTCTGCTAAATTTAATAGGTACAGGTAAGCACCGCATATTTTTGCGTATTGCTTTTCTACGGGAGTAAGGTTTCTGCCTTTGATCTCTTTTTCAGTTAACTTTCTAAGTACCGTATTTGTAACGATAGATACTTCATCAAGCCAAGCTTTTCTTGTGTCAATTGTTGGTAGTGTACTCATCTTCTCCTTTTTATACCTCGTACGTATTTTTGTGATTTTGGTGGCATCTTTTTAGAGCCTCCTTTACCTGCCCAAAACACTTTGTTAGCCCAGTAAGCCGCTGAGGACTTACCTTTTGCTATATTTTTTGCGTGTCGAGCTTTGAAGCTTTTGCGGGCTTCAGGACTGTAATTATGCCCCATACCTTGGGCACCGAAGCGTATAACTTTAACCTTTCCACCAACTCTTACAGCCACTACAGCTTTCTTAGTTTTATGTTTTGGTGTTCTTTTTGGAGAGTTAAGTCTGGTTAGACCTACTCTTCTTAATCTTGATTTTTCTGCTTTTGTTAGTGCCATTCTTTTTCCTCTTTACAACTTCTGCTCCTAGAAATGTATTGAAAAGTTGTACGTAAGATTTACCAAGTCTACTACTCAGTTATCTTCCTCTTTTTGGTAATATTCTGCCTGCGCCACGCTTTCCAAATTTTGCTCCTTTTGGATTAGCTGTTTTGCCGTATCTAGGACCGACACCTTTTGGTGCGGCTGAATATCTAAATGCTCCCACACTGTAAGGATCTTTAGTATTTACTAATGTTCCTGCAGCTGAGTTCATATCTCTGGTTACTCCTCTTTTGAGAGTATGTTTACGAATCTTCTGAGTGCTGTGTACTCCAGTAGGTCCGCTTAAAAATCCGCCTGATCTAGCCATGATTTTCTCCTAATTGCTTGCACGTTTAGTGCTATTTAAATAATTTTTTAAACTTGTTTTATTGTGTACAGTATTCGGTAACTTTAAAAGTTTGCGTATTTTTCTATTATCTTTCAAGCTTTTTCTTGCTTTCTTCTTTAATAAGTCTAAAAGCATAGAAAGAACTTTTAAATCTTTAACTAAATCTTTTCTGTCCATATGCTCCCTTATCAGGAGATTAGCGTTTCTTTCTACTAGTTCTCCTCTTTCTGCCTTTTTTGGCAAAGGTTGAAACATAAGTAGGTTTTCCACCTGGGTTACCTGCTTTTCTTTTTCTTCGTATCGCTGAACGAATTTGTGACTTTGTCATTCTTCTTGCTTTACTTGCAGGTACGCATTTAGGATAACCACTTTTACTTTTTCTTGCTGAAGCTCTGCCACAAGGTTGGTATCCTCCACCTTTCTTTGGTCGGGATATATCTACCCAACCTTCTTTAAACCATTTAGTTAGTCCACCACTAGGCTTAGCCATCTTGGTGATGATCCATCTCTCCGTCTGCAATATAGTTTGCAGCTGAGACTACTTCATATTCTGAGATTGCAATTTTATTTGTAAACCAAGTTGGTAAATCTGCCTCTGGGTTTGTCAAATGGTCTAGAATCATTTGAGAATGTGAAATAATGGTTTTGCAAGATTTAATTACTGATGCGGCATCAGTATGCCCATCTTTTTCAATTGTGAACTTTCCGTTACCTAATAATTTTGCTTTCATTTTACTTTATTTTCTGCTTCAATCATTTTATCTTTGATATCTACAGTGCCGTCCCAGTTTTTATCTTTTCCTGAGATAATGTTCCAAAGTTGAACAAATTTAAATTTAATATAATCTATCATTTTTTCCTTTTTCTGCCAGTTCCCATACGGTATCTTCCGCCTCTGGCTTTATATGTTTTTACTAACCATCCATTTGCATAGGCTGATGGGTACACCTTAAATCTTCGCTTTGCTTCAGCTTTTACTCTAGCGTATAGCGTTGGATTTGTTGGTACTGGCTTTTTCTTAACGCTTTTTCTTTTTCTTGCCATTTTTTCTATACCCAGATGCATAAATTGCTCTGCCTTGTCGTTGAGCAGCTTTCTTACTGCGGTAAACCTTTCCTGATTTACCCCACTTATACCCGCCTTTAACTTTTCTTACTGGCATATCTTAATTCCATTAATCTTGCCCTATCTTGTTGTATAATTATAGGTACAGGAGCTTGATTGTTTCGGCCTTTCGAGTACGAAGGATGTGACCATAAATATTCGCATTTCTCTTGGCTATCGTTTCTACGTGCCACAAAATCGTCAATCTCATCAAGAGTTAGGTCGCTCACTACGTAAAGAATCACCTCCCAAGGTTCAATGTTCCAGTTCATTTCCATTAATGTAAGCATATCAGGATCGAAGGGAACGATTTTAGTTTTTCCTTGTATAAAACTTTCATAGCTCCAAGGACATACATTTTTTATTCTTCTAAAATAATGTAACCAAACCATGTAGTTTGGAATTATACTATCCTCTGGATCGTTTTTTCTTTCCACGTTTTTTCTTTTTACCATGCATTGGCATAAGCTATTTCCAACGTCCTTCTGGACACTCTGCCCACCTTATTTTAGTTTTGAGGGGCATAAAGCAGTGACAAACTTTACAAGTTTTCCAAAACTTATTATATTTTGGACACTGCTGACAAATCTTTAACCTCTCTTTATGAGGTTGCTTATTCATCTTAAAGAGCCTGGTATTTTGCTCCTTTTATTTCTTTGTAAATTTCTTTTACGAGCAAGTAATTTTGCTTGACGACCATTAATTTCGTTATCTACAGTAGCTTTATCTTCTGCTGCAGAAGCTGCTTCTTCTAATGCTTTTTGTATATCTTTACTCACCTTTGATTCTCTCCAATGCTAATTTAGCATTTTCTTCAGAACCAAACCCGTGCTCTTTACCTTTCCAGATAAACTTGAAGAGGTCTCCGTCTGAAAATACTACACCTTCTTCTGGTGCTTTTTTCATTTTTGGTGATTTTTTAATATCTTTCTTTTTGTATTCAAATTCCATTGTTTTTCTCCTATCCGTGCATTGTCCATATCGTTAAAAATACGGTAGCTCCGCCAACTATTATTGCTCCTGCTACACTAATCATTATCGTTTCAATGCGTTTGACATTCTCATCTATGTCGTCAAAACGTCTAAACGCAGTTTTCCACCGTTCTGCACAAACGGCTTCATGCTTTGCTAAATCTGCTGCAACTTTATCTGCGTCCATCGAGTTTTTCCTGACCACCTTGTTAGTTTCATTTCTAACTATGCTTAATTATAACAAAAATAAAACCTGAAGTCAAGTACTATTTTTGTATGGTATATATTTTGACGGGTTCTGACTTTCCTTTTACCGTAACTTCGTCAAGGAATTTGTAGTCATAACCGTCAACTAAACTGTATTCGGATATGATTAAATCCGTGTCATATTCTTTGCAACTTGACTCTAGTCGAGCAGCAAGATTGACAGCATCCCCAAGGACACTATAATCGAAGCGATTACTACTGCCAAAGTTACCAACGACACAGAGTCCTGTGTTGATTCCCGCTCCTGTATTAATTTGATCCAGGCCTTCTTTTGCGAGGGTTTCATTTAATTCTCCTAAAGATTCTTTCATTTCTAGAACCGCTTTGGTGGCATTTTCAACTTGTTGGTCGTCATCAAGTGGCGCTCCCCAAAATGCCATGATACAATCACCCATATATTTGTCGATTGTACCTCCATGTTTTAAAATTATTTGAGTCTGATTGTCTAAAAATCGATTAATTAGAGTAGTTAGTCCTTGAGGGTCTGACTGGTATTTTTCCGAGATTGGTGTAAATCCTCTTATGTCTGAAAAAAGAAAAGTAAGTCGTTTTGTCACCCCACCCAATCTCAGTAATGTTGGGTCCTTTTGTAATTTTTTGACTAACTCCGGAGATACATATGTCCCGAATTGTTGTTTGATTCGAAGTTTCTGACGATACTCGGATAAGAAACTCAGGAATGTCTGAATACTCCAATACAAAATGGAGAGTATTACGATTCCGCTAACGTC